CCGCACTGACGGCGGCGGCGCGGGAGGTGAAAGCCTTGCCGCTGTTGGCAAGATCGGCCTTGGCGAGCAGCCCACTGGCGATCTCGTTCCACAGGGCTAAAAAGCCCGCGTTGATCTGCGTATCGAGGTCCTGCTTTGTGGCGCGCAGAGTGGAGCCTGACCCCGTAAGGGCCAGTTCAAATACAGGTGCGGGCATGGCCCCTCCTTATGTCAGGTTGTTGTGGCGCTGATCGAGTCGCTGAAAGGCGATGCACTGCCGTTGCGGTCGATGGATCGCGCAAAATAGTAGCGTGTCTCACCGGCCCCGAGGCCGGTGTGAACCTCGGTCACGGTCGCATTCGCCGCGCCGAACACCGGCCCGGCCAGCAGGATTGCCGCGCCGCTGTCGTTGGTGGTGGCGACATGGATTTCCATCGCCCGGAAATCGCCATCATTCGGGGCACGGAAGGTCACGGCGATCTGACCCGCCCCGCCAACGGCGCTGACTGGCGTCGGAGGCGGGGCCAGATAAGCGCCGGACGATGCCAGGATCGGCCCGGCATTGACCCAATCGGATGTGCCACCGGCCGCGACAGCGCGGACCCTGATCGAGTAGAGCAAGCCCACAGAGACGGGTGAGACGTAGCCAAATACATTGCCTGCGCCGTCCACAATGGTCTCATTGATCGTGCCGCCGCTCTGCCATAGATCCGGGAGAAGGAGGTTTCTGTACTGCCATTCATAGGCCAGCACCGCGCTGGACGGCGACGGTCCGAAGGCCATGCGGATGCGGGCAATCGAGGTGTCGCCCGAGATCAGGACCGTCGATGCATCGCTGGTCAGCGTCACCGCGCCGGGCGGTTGAACACCCTTGACCGTCGGGTCGAAATCCTCCAGCGCCACATCCTGCTCATCAACATCAGGGTCCCATGCATAGATCGCAGGCGAGGTTTCGCGCAGGCTGACCGGGCAGCGCATGGCCACGCCCTCAAGTCCCACCGGGTCAAAACCGGGGTGGATCTGCTCGACCTCATATATCCCGCTGCGCGCGGTATAGGGCGCGGGCAGGTCCAACCGCATCACCGAACCTGCGACCAGATCAAACGCCTCGCCGGGCAGAACCCCGGACCATGACCGCTGCATTCTGGTCCTGCGGCCCATGATGGCTGCGACATACTGCGCCTGCCGATGATCGGTAATCATGCTCAGATCGTACTGGCCCAGCTTGGCCGTGCCGCCATCCTCTGCCTGCGCGCCCGCGAGTGTATAGACCGGCGTCGTTGCATCCTCATGCATCCGCAGCGGCGAAGTGTAGGTGGCTGTCACCTCCGTCACCAGTTCGCCGGAGGGCCGATAGCGATTGAAGGTCATCGGCTGATCGCCCAGCACATCACGGATCGTCATGGCCGGTTGCTGCCAGACCGCAGGCACCAGCCCCAGCCGGCCGCCGGCGCGGATCAGGCGCGAGGCCCCGGCATTGACCAGCGGCGCGACCTGATCCTCCAGCTCGCTGCCGGCGGTGAATGCGATAAGCCCGTTGCATTCGAACTTCGGTATCGTGCCGCCGCCCTTGACCGGGAACGCCTCGTCCGCCACATCCGCCGCCCATTGGAATGTCTCCAGCCACAGGTTGCGGTCATCATACGGGCGCAGCGGGTTTTCCCGCAGCGCGTCGAGGACACACAGCGCCTGATTGGCGGACCATGCGGCCGGGGCGGAAGGGCTGCGCGGATCGCGGATCAATGACCAGCGACCGTCCACCATGACTTCGGGCGGCGTGGCGGGCCAGCGTTCGGCGCGGTCATCATTGCCACCAGCCCGCAACCGCAGCCAGATTACCGTGCGCCCGCGCCAGCCGTCCGTCGCTTTGAAATACTCCGGGGCCTCGTCCAGAAACACCTGCGGCGGGCTGGTCTGATCGCCGCGCCCGATCCAGTACCGGCAGTGATTTTCGTGGAACGTGGACCATGTGAACGGTGCATTGGTCGATACCGCCCCATTGCCTGCGAAGTCATAGGGATTGCCGGTATACTCTACCTCGCGCTTGTCGAGGTAGAGCGTGAACGGCCCGGCGCTCGGGCGACTGTTGAGGATGTAGCAGGCATAGAGAATATCGCCCTTGACCCGGACGGGTGCGGGCGTCCCGGGTGCCCAGCACTTGCCATAGACGAAGCGATAGACCGGCAAGCTGGTCGGCTGCTGCAATTCGCGGATCAGGTCCTGCTGGCTTATGCCGCGCTTGCCCATCAACGCGCTTGCAGCAGCGTTGAGCAGGATCGATGCACCCAGCCTGACCAGAGCCGCAGTGAAGCCTTTCAATCCGACATACCAGGTCGCCACGGCCTTGGCGACGGCCACGACCGGCCCGGCATGGGCGGGCGCGCCGCCAAGGCAAACCAGCGCGGCGGTAATCATCAACAGCTTACGCATGCCAGCACCGCTCCGCGTTGGGCAGGATCGTGTATCCAAGTTCCGATTTTCCGGCCCATACGCCGGGTTCGATGCAAATCAGCATCGCCCTGCCGTCCGGGCCTCCAGCATCGCCGGGGGCTGACAGGCCGATATCGCCGGTTTGACCGGTGCTGACCGACAGCCGGGCGGTGCGGGCCAGCGCCTCTGCCATTGCGGCAAACCCGCCCCAGTCGCGGATCAGGCGAGCCGCCGAAACAGCATCGTCATAGGTGCCGCGCACCTGCGCCATTGGGTCTATGCCATGGAGCGCCGCGAACACATCACAGGCCGAGGTGCAGCAGTCGGCAGCGCCCCACTGCCATCGGGCAGACATGACGCGCTCGACCTCAGCCATGACGGCCAAGGGGGAAATAGGATTCGACATGTGGGGTGATTCCGACGCAGTTCTTCTCGAAAGAAGGAGGAATGGGAATGGCAACCGAGATCAGCAATCATCCTGACGCAGAATACCTGTGCGAAGATGAAGACGGCAGGGAATGCGTAGTGCGGGGATATCCCGTCTATGGCGTCAGCCGCAGTCTGATCACCGGCAAGGAGTTCCGGTCAAGCAGTCGCGCCATCTACCGCCTTATCGACGGGGAGGAGGTAATAATTACGGGGGACGGGACTGCCTTCATCAGACGCGACAATTCGCAATTGAGGATCAAGGAACAGCGAAGCCTTGAGCCATAGAGGGTTTCCGGCTTCATCTTTCAGGAACATTATCAGGACACCCCCATCGACCGGAACAATGTCGATTTCTGCGGGAGTCAAAACCTGAACCGGACGTGCGTTGGCGGGCGACTCGTCATGATCAAGTGAGAGAATCTCGACATTCATATTGATGCTCCTCGGCCCATCCGAGGTTCCCATCCTGATTTACTCCTTCGAAGATCGACGCGCACCGTATTGGGGGCTTTCTCGACAAGAGTCGTGAGGTGCAGCAGGGCCTCAAGCATGGGCCGCATTTCTACCGTGTTGCCAGCGTCAACCTGCGCAATCGCTGTTGTCAGGGCCGTCTTGATTTCTGCGATATCCACAATCCGAACTCCTCTGTTCACGGGGTGATTCAGTTTTCCGGCCAGGTGAATTTTTGGGCCTTGGCATAGGCGAGGATCACCAGCCGCCCCGCCGTGTCGCTGGGGTATGAGCGGCGCTGATCCTCGTCGCTGTGATAGATCGTGGCCATGGACCGCGCCTCGACGCCGGTAGCAACCACCACCTGCACCTCATGCTGGACGCCCTCATCGGTCGCACTGGCCGTGAGCGTCAGCCCGTCCATCAGCCCGCTGAACAACTGCACAGGCGCGCCGATCAGCGTGTTGCCCGGCCCGCTGGTCCGCTGGCCATCATGACCGCCCGGACGGCCGGCGACGGCCCCCAGATGCAGCGACATGCTCCGATTGCGGATCGCATCGTCGGCATAGCCATCCAGATCGGCAGGCACCCCGGCCAAGGATAGCACGGCCTCAAGCGCGGCGATCTCGGACGCCTCTGGCGGCAGTTCGATGTTGCCAAGGGTTCCGACCCCCCGCCACTTCTGGCCACCCCATGTGATCGGCCCGACGCCGGTATGTGCCCAGACCGGGGCCCCGGGCCAATCAAGATGCGCAAACAGGATCGGATAGCCGCCCCGCGACAGCGCCGACAGCGTGTCCGGGTGGACGCCGCGCCTCAACTCCATGGGTCCACCTCGACAAAGGGGCCGCGCTCGTCGGCGAAAACCTCGGTGAAAGACCAGCTATATTGCCAGTTCTGGCCGACCGGCTGCACGGCGCGCGGGATCTCGTCCGCCTCGAAAACGCCAGTCTCGCGTGCCCCGATATGAATTGGCCCAGCCCCGGAAAGCGGCGTGACCAGATACAGGATTGCCACGCCCGAGCGGTTCGACCGGGCGGGTCGCAGCACCATCGCCGTTTCGCCGTTCATGGTGACAAATTCACCGGGTCGCACAACGTCGGTATCGGCTGGCAGGCCCGTCACGCGGACACGATTACCCGACAGCGCCTCACCGTCAGTCACGCCCGGCCCCGTCCACCAATCGATATCACCTGGCGGCACGGACCATGCGATCCCCCCCGTCGGCACGATCCACGACATGGGCTTGGTGCGCCGGGCATTCCCGGCCTCATCATCCAGATGCCAGATAATCGGCGTCGAATGCAGCCGCACCAGATGCACACCGCCATCCAGCAACCGTTTCAGCGCCTCGATATAGCCCGCACCATTGCGGTCCAGAGACAGCGCAGACACATCCAGCCGGGCCACACGGCGACGGCGCTGCGCTGCACTGACATAGCTGGCGCCCGTGATAAGGCTGCGCGAGCGTCCGACGGGCGCGATCTGCGACCACTCGGCGGCGACATGCGCGACCGGTGGCCATGCATATACATTGGCCATCAGAGGCTCCACCCGGATTTGGATTTGCTGATAGACCTCCGGGTTGCCTGAACCGCGCCCTGCTGGATCGAGGGCGCATGCGCACCGATGCGGCTGTCCACGACCTCAAGGATGATGCCCGGATCATGGGTCGCTCTGACGATGACCGTGCCACCGCCAGCACCACCGGTCGATCCGCTGTTTTTCGTATGATCGATGACCGTTTCATTCGGGTGCAGCATGGCAAGGAAACCGCCTTTCCCGTCCAAACCGCCTGAGCGCGATCCAGATGGTGTGTCGCCCCCACCGTCGAACGACAACAGGTTGCCGACCGTATTGATCAGATCGCCGCCCCATGAGGTACTGCCCAGCAACCCCATGGCGCCCTTGGCAAACTGCACCTTGGCAATTTCCTTGAGCAAGTTGACGAGCGCATCACGGGCGCTGTCCGAGCCGTCTAGAATGGAGCCAAACAGGTCTTTGAACGCATCCTGACCGCGCTCTGTCGCGGTGCGCATGCGTTCAAGGGTTTCCTCGGCCGTCACATGCGCCTCCGCCATTTCCTTGATCCGCTGGGTTAACTCTGGCGTGATTTCGAGGCCGGCTTTCTGTGCCGCATTCAGGAGCTTCTGCTCCTCCTCGATCACCGCAAGCGCATGTTCCCAGTCGCCGCCAACCGCCACGATCTGGGCGATGGCGTCTGCCTGCCGCAAATAGGCTTCGGTTTCCGACTGGATATCGGCGACCGCTCGCTCAAACCCATTCATATGATCGGTTTTCTTTCGGCCGCCGGATTTTTTCTTCCTCTCCTTTTTCGGATCGGTGATGAGTGCCGACCACTCATCTTGCTGGGCGGCGTCGATATCGATCCGATTCAGAAGCCCCTGTATTTCGCTATCCGACATTTCGAAATATTCAGAACCGACCGTATTGCGACCATTCAGGATTTCCTGCTTGCGACCGGCGATTTCACCGGCACGGCGCGCCTCCAGCGCAGACCCGCCCGCTTCGCGCACCGCTTTGGCCGCATTGATCCGGGCATTCATGATCATGCTGCCACCCATGGCCGAGATCAGCGAATAGGCGCCCTGCAACTCCGCATTGACCTTCGCCATGGCGCTGGCCCAGGCCAAGGTCTGGCTTTCATTGTCGTGCAGGGCAGACAGGGCGTCGTAAAGCGCGTCCTTTTGCTCATCGGTGATGTTCAGCCCCTCGATGGCCGCAACCTGCTTTTCGTACTCCGCGTCAAGTTCGGCCTGGCGAACCTCCAGCGATTCCTTGCCATGCGCTGCGATCAGCTGGTTCATATGCAGCTGTTGCTCCAGCGTCGCCAGAAGTTCATCAGCCTTTGCTGCATCGGCCGCACGGATCTGGGCCCGCTTTGCTTCACCCTCGAGCAACGCCTGCTGCAGTGGGATCATTTGCTCGTTGATCGCCGAGAGCGCCGACTCGTCGGCGCCGGCATCCTTCAAGGCGTTCAACTGCGCGGTGTAATCGTCGAGATGTTGGCGCAACTGAGTCAGATAATCGTCAAGCCCACCCTCGGGCACCGGCTGGCTGACAAACGTATAGATGTCGCGCATGCTGTTGCCGAGGGCTTCGGCCAAGGCGAGGTTCTCCCGGCTGATGCCGCCGACACCGAACAAGGTATCGCTCCAGCTCGACTTGAAACCGAGATTTGCGGCGGCTTCGGCCAAGTTGGCCGAGGCGATGCGCCCCGCACCATCTATGCCGCGATCCCCAAACGCGTCAAACCCCAAGTCCGAATATGCCTTGGAAAGGATGCTTGAGATCGAGGATCGGGTTTTGTCCGCCTCGATCATCATGATGCGGCGGGCGATATCAGCGCCGCGTTGCGCTTCTTCGCCGTATTTTTTCTCGGCCTCGCCGGTATAGAGCAGCGACAGGCTGAGTGCGTCGTTATAGGTCGACATGCTATCCTTGAGCTGGTCGAAGGCGCTCTTGGTCTTTTTCGCCTCCTCCTTGGCCGGCATAAGCCATTGCACGGCCGCCGCGCCGAACCCAATCACGCCGATGGTGGCCAGCGAGACCGGGTTGAGCATCCCAACAAAGGCCGAGCCAAGGGCGCGCAGCGCGCCCACACCGCCGCCCATCTGCGTCAGCACCTGGCTGATCTGGGTGCCCTGTTGCAGCGCCAGTTGCAGCGGGTTCTGGCCGGCGGCGAGCATCACGCCGATGTCGTTGAACTGCGAGACCAGGTTGGCATTGGCGGAGGCAGCTGATCGAGCAGTAGAACCAGACTTTCTGGCGGTTTCGTTCAAACCGGCGATCTCGGTCTTCGCCTTGCCGATGCCGGTTGAGAATCCAGCAGCATCAAGGCCAAGTGTTGCCTTCAGGATACCAATGTTTGTCGCCATGAGTGTCACTCCTGTTTGGCGGCACCCCACGCCGCTGCCAGCACGCGCAGAGCCACCTCTTGCTGTTCTGCGGTTTGCGGCGGCTGGCTTTGTCGCGTGTCAGTCCCGAAAAACTCCTCATAACGGGGCAGTTTTCCGGCCATGGCAGAAGCGAGCAGCGCCGCCGTGTTCCAGGCGGTGCGATTGCGCATGGTCATTTCGATCTTGAGGCGGGACAGCGCCCCATGCATCTGCATCGCGTAGAGGCGCGGTGTCAGCGACCAGAACCCATCGGCCCGAAAGCCCGCCGCAACGTAGTTCCGGTAAAGCTGCGCGAGAGTTATTTCGCCCGGCGCCTCTTCGGGCGCCGACGCTTTCCCTGGCTGCCGCCTTCCCCTGGCACATCGCCCTCGGCCGGCATGGATGCCTGAAGCGCCTTCACGAAAGCATCCGGATTGGCATCAAGGATTTCACCGGCGAGTTCGACAGTCACGGAGTCGTCGTGCGCTTTGAGCCCACCATAGATCAGCGCCCGAAGTTCCCGGGCGCCGACCAGACCGGCCTGCAGGCCGCCTGCGGCCAGCAGGTTGAGCATGGCGAAACCGTTCTTTCCGGTTTCCTCCTCGAAGGTGCACAGCGCCGCATAGTTGATGGTCAGCGCATAAGCGCGACCACCATGGTTGAGTGAGATCTTGCCTTGCAGGTTCATGATACCGCCTTACGGTGCCGGCACGGTGGCCAGCACCGGTTTGCCAGAAGGCTTGATCGTTACCGAGGCCGACAGCTTGCCCTCAGGCGAAACCTCGCCCGGCTTGAACTCAGTGACGACTCCCGCAAACTGCATGGCGACCGTGCCCGAGGGGAAAATAAGCTGAAAATCGCCCTTGCCGGCCTCGAAGGCGGCAAGCAGCGGATCGGAAGCGGCCGGACCCCAGTTCACGTCGAAGGTGCAATCCGAGGCGGTCTTCAGGCCGGCGATGAATTCGGCCCAACCGTCCGGGCTTTCGAGATGGGTGGCATCGACGGTATTGCGCGACCAGCCCGCAGGCGTGATGCGCGTGACCTCGGCAACTGCGGTATAGGTCGCACCGCTCTTGATACCGAACTTGGCGCCGAGCCCGATCTGGGCATTGGTTGCAGGCATGATCAGCCCTCCAGATGATGGTGAGAGGGACCGCGCGATACGCACGATCCGGTTTAGGTCTGTCAGGGGGCGGCGGGAAGCGTCGCCTCTGGCCGCACAGTGCTGGTCTCGAAGGTCATGACCAGCGTGCCGACATTGCGGCCGCCGTCGGTATTGCTGACGACCGAAGTTTCGCGAAGAAAGCAGAAGCGGTTCTGCCCCCGGATCGCCGCCAGCACGATGGCCTCGATCAACTCGCTGTCTTCATCAAGGATATCCTCGACATCCTCGCCCCCCTTGCGCCGCACCGCCACCTGCATGAGCGTTTTGCGCTCGGTGTTGGTGAAGCTTTCCATGCGGCTGGTGTCCTGCGGTGTCAGCACGCCGATGACCGGCAGGCTGTCGGCATCGACCGTGCCAGGCCAAACCTTGGGCGCGGTGAAACCCGCAAAGCGCGGATGCGCGGTAAGCGCCGTGCGGGCCAGCGCCCGGATATCCGATCGGTAATGGCTCATGGCGCCTCCGCAAACTGGCATTCGCAAATCAGGAATGCGTCCATGGCCGGCGAGCCGGTGGGATGCACCACCATGACCTCGAATGTTCGGCCGTCCGGCACGGTGATGCGATCGCCGCGTCGGACTCCGGGTGCAAGGTCGCGCCGCACCCGCCAGGTGGGCGCATCGATGCGTACGATCTGGCCGTCTGCGCCGTCGACCTCGATCGGACCTTCGCGGAACATCGACATGATCGGCCGCGAGTTGCCCGCCTTGGGCAGGAAAACGACCGGGTCGCCGAACGTGTCGGACAGAATCCCGGCTATCCCGTCGAAGATGTTGGCCATCAGCGGATCACGCCATCCAACAGCACGACACCGGTGGCGGACGGGTTTGCCGCCGCCTCCACGGCCGCGCCGACCAGCAGGTTGTCGGTCGCGGTAGTGGTCAGTTCACCTGCGTTATCATCCCAGTATACGGCAACGCCTGGCGTCCAGGCTTGGGCCGAAGCCTTGGGCAGCTCGAATACACCGCGGCGAACCAGCACTACCGCCCCACCAATGGCAGCATCACCTTGGGCGACACCGAAGATGGCACCCACGAGCACACCCTCGCCGCCAGAGACCGCTGCCGCGGCAGGCAGGGTGATGTGCTCACCCGGCTGAATCCAGTTTTTCATGACTCGTCCTTTCGCTGAGGTTGAAACGACGAAGGGCGGCCAGAGCCGCCCTTTCGTCAGAGGTGATAGACCGGGATCAGGCCCCGTTATTCTTGTAGGATCCTTTATACTCGACGGCGGCGGCACCGAAGATGTGCCGAGCGTTCATCGTTACCGCATCCGGGTTCATCCCTTCGATGGTCTGCACGGTCGGCGCATTGTAGCCCTCAAGATAGGCATGAGCGATGGGCGGGAGATCGCTGGAGATCAGATACCACGCGGTGTCCGAGCCGCCCGCCGCAGCACCGAGGTTCGGAACCACACTCGGCTCCAGGCTCGATTTGTAGGGGTTCACCGATCCGTCGGTTGCAGGAACGGTGTTCAGCTTGAATTGCAGCGCAACCAGCTCCAGCGCCGGGGGAACAATCAGCCGGTTGGGTTCGACCTGCATGAAGTCGTCCTTATCCTTGCTGCCGAACGCGCGTTGCTCCCACATCGCTTTGCGGGCTGCGGCCACCGAGGTAGCCGAGATCGCCGCTGCCGCCGCGCCCGAACCCAGGTTGCGGTGGCTGGCGTGAAACAGCGCAGTTTTGTCAGACTTGAGGGCGGCATTGTCGCGGATCAGCGCCCACACCATCGAGTTTTCCATGCTGCGCGCTGCCATGGCGAACTCGGCCGGGATACGCTGGAACGTACCCATGTCATCATTGATCACCGCCTCAAACGCCAGCTTGATCGTGCGCCCGCGGCGTTCGACCTTCAGGCCCTCGGCCTCATCAGCAAGGACGGCGGATTGGTATTCGCCGTTCTCCTCCACCGGTTTCAACGAGAAATCTCCACCGAAACGAACCGAATGCAGTTCGCGGAAATCGGTCGCGCGCAACGGCGCACCTGTCACGAGCTGCCAGGTCGCCGCGCGGCGCTGATAAGCGGCTTGAAGGCTGCGATTCATTACTTCGGTGGTGATATAGGCGAAGTCGCTCACACCGAACGCGCCCCCCATCATGGTGGTCGCCCGCATACCACGCCGGATGGTCTCGGTATCGTTGTAGCCCCGGCTCGGACCAGCCAGTTCCATAGCCAGGTGCCGGACGCGCATGCCCCGGAACTGTTGGGCGGGGCCTTCGGACTGGCCCATTATCGCGCCGATCATGCCCTCCATGCGCGTTTCGGTTTCGTCACGGGTAATAATCGCGCTCTGGCCAGCCGTGCGACCGGCGGGCTCAGCTGCTGCCATCGTTGCCATGAAGCGCGAGCCGGCAATATCAGCCGAAACGCCTTCATCAACCAAAGCATCGACATCGGTCTGCATCAAGCGACCGGAGGTCACGAAAGGCGCAGCCATATCGCGGATGGCGCGAGCCCGGGCACGCTCACCCGCAAGGATATCGGCTTGGCTGGGCTGCTGCATGGCGGCAGGCCCCGGGGGACAGCACCAGACACTTGCATGGTCGCGGGATCGCTGACCACGGGCGGATTGGCCGGCGGCGCGTCGGCCGGGGTTTCATTGGCCATTATGGCCTCCTTTTGCTGATTGCCGCGCGCAGCGGCGGGGGAATGAGCGGGCCGGCCGGCCCGATCCATACTTTGCCTTGCCCCGACCTCAATGCGGGACCGCAACATCTGGGCACCGCCCATATAGGCAGCACGAGCAGTTTCTAGCGTGGCCGTGGCGGCTGGCGATGCGGCTTCTGCCGCCACTGCATCTGCGAAACCCTCGCGCATTGCAGCTTCGGGCCCGTACCAAGTCTCTGCTTTCATGATCCTGCGAGCCTCTTCGGGCGTCTTCCCCGAAGCGGCGGCATAGACCGTCGCATAGGTTTCGGCGGTAACCTCGAGACCTTCGAGGTGTCGCTTCCCTTCGTCCGCCGTGCCCCAGATCGCACCGGATGGATCGTGGATCATGATATGCGAACCGGCCGACATCAGCCGTTCGGACCCGGCCATCAGGATCAGCGAGGCTGCCGATGCCGCCAGCCCTTCCACGATAATCCGGCATCCACCGGGATGTCCGGCCAGCATGGAGCGGATCTGTTCGCCCGCATTTACATGTCCGCCGACCGAGTTGATGCGGACGGTGATCCGCCCTTCGCCAAGCTGGGCCAGCGCGTTCCGGACCATCAATGGGCTGAAGCACACATCCTCATCGCGCATCCAGCCCAACCAGGAATCGTCGATGACATTGCCGCTGAGGATAAGTTCATCGTTGGAGATCAGCTCAGTTCCGGTCTTCATCCCGTTCGTCCCCTTTTTCTGATTGTTCGGCGGACTTCGCCCCGGTCTTTTTTTCGGCAGGGGACTGAATACCCGCATCAGCGTCGGCATTCCGGTCTTCCAGCCGCTCTTCGCGAATTCGCGCCGGGTCACGGCCCAGTTCGCGCTGTACGCCCTGACGGCTATTTAACCCGGCATCGACCTCTTCGATCATGGCCGGAATTTCCCTTGTCGGATCGACCAGGATCCGGCGCGGCGGCGTCCAATCCATGGTGAAGTCGATTCCGCGATGTCCCACCAGCGCCAACCCCTCCCGGAACCAACGCTCCATTCCCACGCCGAACTGCGCGATCATCAGGCCGCGTTGCCACATCCGCACGAGCCGGTCCATTTCGTTGCGTCCAAGCCGACCGGAGGAGAAGTTGGTCCGGCGCAGATCGCCGGTAAGTGCCTCATAGGTAATGCCCATTCCGGCGGCGATCGTGCGCAACCCGGTTTCCATGAACTCCCCATAGCCTTCGACCGTCGGAGGTTGGATCGGAACCGGCTCGGCACCTTCCGGCAGTTCCACGATGGCGCCTGGCTCAAGCTCGGCCAGACCTGCACCAGCCTTGGCGGGACGGTTGGAACCGGCGGCCCACTTCAGCATGATTGCCAGCAGTGACGACATGCGCTGCTTGAGTATCTGGGCCTCCTGATAGTCCGACAACTCGCCCAGCGTCATCATGACCGGCGCGAGCCAGGGCACGCCCCGCAATTGTCCCGGTCGATCGAACCGCCGGATGTGGATCACATCCGTCCAATGCACCCGCGTCGCTTCCTGAGGGCGGCGGTGGCGTATGGCCCCGGGATGTTCCGGGAGGAAGTGATAGGCCTCAATCCCTCCGGTGGGGCCATATTCCACACCTTCGAAAACCAGATTATCGCCATTGTTCTGGACTGTCAGATCGAGACAATCCGCCTCGAGCAGTTCCACCTGATAGGGCAGTGCGAGATTGCCTTGGAAACGCGCTGGCCGCATGCGTCGCCTCAGCAGGACTTCGCCGTCGGTAAAAACCGCTGACATGCAGATCTGCTGCATCTCGAAGAGATCGTATTCACCGAGTGAATCGATATCGTTCGACAGAAGGTGCCGTTTCAACAACTTCTCGACCGTTGCCTTGGCATTGGCGCTGGCCGAGCGGATCGAGGGTGCGATGCCTTCGCCAACCACGTTCGCGACAACGACATCACGGGCACGTGCGGCATAGGCCCGGTTGCGCACCATATCCCGGCTCAGCTGACGCAGGCGGGCACGGGAACCATAGGCTGCAGCATCGGCTGCGGTTGCCGGGGCCTTCCAGCCATAGGTGCGCCGCCCACGAGATGCCGCATCATAACTCATAACGATAGAGGTCTGCGCACGAGCGGTCGCCCTGCGCAGTCCCGCCGCCGGGTTGAAAAAGCCCACGGTGCGGTCGATGATGTTCATCATAGCCCCCGAGTGGTGCGTGGATAACTGACGCCAAAGGCCGGACCTCGCGAACCGGCCAGTTCGCCTTCGATCATTGCGAGCGTTTCCTTCATCTCCGCCAGCGAGCGGAACCTGACCCGCTCGCCTGCAACTTCGACTTCGGACGCACCCTTGGCGATTGATGCACGCAGCCGGTCGGCATCAGCCTGAGTGTAAGACATGGCTCAGCGCCTCCTGAGAAAATTAATCTTGCGCGGCATTTCCTGCACCTGAACGTCGCGGGCACTTTCCGGATCGTTCGGCCTGTCAAGCGGCACGGCGTTTGGGTTCAGCAGCCCCGCGATGCACCAGGCGGGCGGAGCCTCCCAGTTTACACGGTTCAGCCCCTTATGTTCGGCGAGAGCCAAGGCCTGCACCGAATGATCCAAACTTTCGTTGCGCTGGATCCCCTTTCGCAGTCCCCAGCCCTTTTCTCCCCGAACCTCGGCCAGGTGTTCGCCAACATGCTCCGCACCCATCCATTGCGGGATATGCTGCGTGCCGACCGGCGTATCGAACCGGCAGAGTGCCGCCAGAACGGAATCCTTCAGCCTGTCCACCGCCATATTCAGTAGCTTTATGCCGCGGCCCTTTCCGCCACCTGATGCCCGTTCCGGGGCTTCATGCCAGACCCTGTCGCGCTGATTGAATCCACCGCGTCCGATCGACAGGAAGAACCTGCCGCCATTGCCCATGCGGGCCTGCTTGCGCCAGAACTTCTCGGCATTGTCCGACCAACCCTTGGGGCCGTTGAAGTCGATGACGACCGCAAGCGGCTTCAGACCCCATTCCTCGCCATCAACAGGAAAGACCTTGTCGACAAGTTCCGCGAGTACGTCGGCATCCTCGGCATATCGGCCGGGATCGATGGCGCGGTATTTGCCATCGTCGCCCTTGGCGTTCGGCGCATGATCCGGGGGCTGGTGGATAGCATACCGCTCGAGGGCCACCCGCTCCCCCTCCGGCCCCCAGGCCATGGTCATCACCTCAAAGCGATTGCCCTGCACGTCCACCATGATGGTGATGAAGCGCGCCCAGGTCGGTGCGATAGCCTTTGAGAGCGGCAGGGCATGGCGCTGCAATTGCTCCACCGTCAGTTCGTCGTCGTCCTCGAGCTTTGGTCGCTGATACGGAACGCCGATTTCAGTGTAATGAACCCCGGCAAAATCCAGATCATCCCCGTCGATCGCGAACGACCGCCGCGCCGTCTCGTAACGCTCCACCAAACCCGACCAGGACGAAAATGCCGCCGCGATTCCGTTGAAGGCATAGCTGGCGAAAGGCGTGTTACGGATCTCCGCGTCGCTGATCCGGACAAGCCTCCGCTTCCCGGTAGCCTCATCCACAACCCGGCTTTCGTGTAGCCATCCGCCATGATGCACGGCGGCGCGGCGATTCATCTCGGCTTTGTGCCGATGGGACAGCACCGAGCCGCAATGCAGACAGACCATAACCGCCGTATCGCCGGCCTCGCCGGGATCGAGATCCCGGTTGTAATCGAGTCGATCATAGGTCGGTTCGAAAAGCCCCTCGCAATCCGGGCATTGCCAGTACCAGCGGCCGCGCGTGCCCTCGTTATAGAGATTGACGATACCGCCCGTGGTGGCCGGCATCAGGTGCGGTTCCAGCGCATTGGCCGCACGCGCCTTATCCTCATCCACCGGAAAAGCCGGCGTGCTTTCGGCAAATACGCAGCCCCGGCTGAGAAATGTGCGGATCCGCTGCAGCGCCATGCCCCAGGGCGAGGCCTCCGGCGCATCCTTCGGACCGAGCCGTTGCGGCATATGATCGTAATCGGTCAGCAGCACCATGCGCTGCGAACGCGACGACAACTGGTTCGGCACCGGATACCCGATCCCAAGCCGCATTCCCTTGAACCGCTTGCGGCTGAAGGTGCTGTCTTCACGTGCCTTGCCCAGCCGCTCGAAGAGCAACGGGCTGTTCGTGATCGCCGGGTCCAGCTTTTCCTCGACCCAAGCGTCCGCATCGGTCTTGGTCATGTGGATCAGCTGCACCGGCCCCGGCGCGCAAGTGATGGCATGCGCCGCAACCGAAAGCAGCATCTGGCTTTTGCCGCTCTGCGACGGACCCACGAATATCACGCCCTTGAAACGGCGCGACTGCGAGATGTCCTGCGGCTCGATCGTATAGGGCGCGACGCCCCGGTCATAAGAACTCCACCGCCCAGCTACCGGGACCCGCAAAGCACGTTCGGCCGCATCGGTCACCGAGATCCGGCTCGGCGGATCAAGGAGCGGCAGGGCATCGGCAAGGATTTCCTCGGCCGTGACAAACGGCGGCAGCGGCGGGATACGGCTCAACTGCCCCAACCCGCGATCAAGCATCGCAACCATGTCAGGCCAGTTCCATTTCCGATTGCGATCCCGGCAGGGCGACGACTGCCCCGCCCCGGCCGATCCGTTCCTCGATCAGCCGTCGCGCCTCGCCCCGCACCTCATCGCAATAATCCTGCATCTGCGCGACCTGTGCCGGGGTCAGTCCAAAGTTCATCTCGGCAAAGTCCGGCAGGTTATCCATGGCGGTGCCGAACGACACCAGCAGATCCTCAATCAGCACCCTTGTCCTGTCTGCGCGCAGCAAATCGCCGCGCTGCTCAGCCACACGGTTGCGGTGATATTCGGCCTCAGACCACTTGCGCAGATCATCCGCCGTCAGGTCGGCCTCTTCCTCGGCCTGGTCGTCATCAAGGTTGCGGAACGCGAGCGCAGCCTGTGCCGCCAGCTGGTCACCGCGCAGCTTCGCCGCCCGGGTCCGGTCGTCACGGTCCTGACGCCACGCCCAGCAGTGGGCGAGGCGAAATTCATAAGCAACGCCGTTCTGGCCGGTCACCATTACCGGCATGCCCTTGTTAACCCAGTCCGTAACGGCGTTGACAGAAACGCTGAAAGCGGCAGCAAGCTGGGCGCGGTTCAAAGGCGTGCCGTCATCGACCACGCCATCCGGCAGCGGATAGCGTGCGACATCAAGCACGCTCCCATCAGCAAGCGTGAGAAGTTCCGACATGACAATCCCAAGAAGAACAACAGCAACCGCAACAGCACCATGCCATTGAAGTTGCAGACCTAAATGTAACGCGGTGCGAATGACCCGCGTGCGGCCCGATGGGGGGAAGGACCCGAGGTGCCTTTTTTTGGGCAAGGCGGGGTCAGCCGCCCGAACGAGCCGCCATCTTGGCGATGGTGCGGTGCAGGTGGCCGGGCAACTTCGCCCGATAGACGTCAGCCGCGCCATCAAAGAAACCGAGCCGCGGATCATAGGTCGGCATGGCCCGCGTGAAGTGCAGCACCTTGCTGATTGAGCCATCGGCAGCGCGTTTCCAGATCCCTGCCGACAGGCTGCTTTCGGCCCGCGGCACGAAGAAGCCGGCCCGCTTGCGTTTGCGTTTGCGCGCGGCTTTCGTGATGGTCGCCGTCGTCTCGCGCTGCGCCTGTACTGCGGACAATACGCGGTTACGCTCGCCCGTGTCCCAGTTGCCATAGGCGTTGAGCTTGGCGCCGCTGGCCGGCGTGACCGCCGTGATGGTGCCATCATATGTCAGCCGGGCATCCAGCAAACCCTCGAGGCCGGTGCGGCCACGTGCGCCGCCGCTTTCCTGCACCTTGAGGAAATGCCGTCGACCCACTGATGGGCGTTCCATGACCTCGGCTTCCAGCTTGCTTGGCCGCGCCCCTTTGATCGTGAAGGCATTCTTCGTGAAGCGTGTCGGGCGGTCGAACACGTCGTCCATCCGGTCCTGCACATGCTTGAGAACATCAGCAGCGGTGTCATTCAATGCCCAGGTTGCAGCGATATTCAAATCCCGCTCAGAAAGAAGGCGCAAGCTTTCCTGCAAGCCCCGGTCGTCAACCGTGATCTTCAGCATCAGGTCCATCCACTCGATGCAGGCGATACGTCGATTGCAATTCCATATCACCACACCGCCGGACAAACTCTGCCGACTCGACACGCGAACCGAAGCGGCGCAGGAATTCATCCTCATTCATTGCCTTGGAGTACTGCTTGATGATTTCCGTATCCGACATTCTCAAAATCCTTGATCAGGTTCCGCTTTGGAAAGCCTTGAAGGAGATGCCTAAACGGATTGACGCTCTTGAGAAGCGCATTGCCGAATTGGAGGGCACACCCAAGGCATCTGAACATTTGCACACCTGTGCCCAATGCGGCGCACCGGCAAAGGTGACAAGTATACGTCCCCATCCCATGTTTGATTTCGCAGGCAGAAAGGTCCGAACCATAACCTGCGAACAGGGCCATTCGCTCGAATTCGACTGGGATCCAGGTAAGGATTGACCCAAAATGAAAACGCCCGCACGGGATGATCCCTGCGGGCGCAATTACACATAGCTGCCTGCCAGCCCTTGGTCATGATCGACTTGGATAACCCAGCCGATAGCTGCAGCCGCTTAGTTGGTCAGTGCCGAAAGAAGACCAACCACCGTTAAGATATTTAGCGTCTTTTGATCAACAAGCACGAGATGGTCATTCACAACCCGGTATTCCTGACCGCGCGGCGGAGGTGCGAAGCGCGAATTATGCGCCCGCTGATAAGGCCGGCTGTTGGTTGCCCTTTGCCCGACTATGGGTGCACGATGCTGCTGACGTGCCGCAGGTGCAGGCTGACCCTTCTTGATAAACTTATGCTGGCCGGACGGAGCGGTTTGTCTCTCTTGCTCCGACTGTCTGGGCTGTCCCGGATGACCAGATTGGGCAAAAGCCACTCCAGAAGAAAGAGCAACCGCCAGCGCGAGCGCCATAACAGCAAATAACTTCATGATTCATCTCCAAGAAACGCGACCCACAATTGACTCTGGATGGGTTCGCTTCTTGTAGCCGCCGCGCTGAAACCAAAAGTAAACAGAATGGTGGTTTCGTTTGGATAACGCCTATGTGAGGGTTTCCTGGAAATAAAAAACGCCCGCGACGATCTCTCGTCCGGGCGCACGTGTGGCAACGTCACAATGTCAAGGAAGCCAGGGGAAAGTCAATAGACATTCCAAGGCGACAGTTCTGGAAGCCCATCTACAAGCCTTATGGCGGTGAAGGCGTTGCACCAGGACAGTTCCGCCAGCAGGTGCAGCAACGCGCCATACCATGCCAGATACTCGCGACGCCGCTTGGCCAGGACATCCGCCGAACCCGTATAGCTGATGGGGCAGATAACAGGCCGATAGGTTTTTGTCCTGCTCTTAGCATCGCGAAAGACCACGACATTCAGCTTGCGTGTGCCGGCCAGCCATTCACCATCGTCAGTCATATCCCATCCGCAAGGCACAATCGCCCGCCGTTCATCCTGTCGCCAATCCGGCGTGCGCCCGGCGCGAGCGCACTCCGCCACCAGCAGTGCCATCCGCCGCCCGCCCACGCCGATCGGCAGCGCCTCGACAGCCGCTGCTATGATCTGCGCATCGGGGTGAGGATCGCTCACGCCGCCACCATCGACCCGACAGCCCAACTCGCGTTGGCGCTGCAAGATCCAAAGGTTGTCGATACCCGGCCGGTCGAATTCCCGCGATCCCCATTCATCGAAATCGATCCGGGCATGCTCGACCGCGAAGGCCCACTCCAGCGCCTGCTGGATTGTCATCTCGCGCACCGCGGCGCGACGAGGCCACATCGCATTCATGCCGCCTGCCCTTCCCTGATCTTTTCCGCCTGCATCTGGCGGATCGCCGCCATGTCGCGATGCCAGTGGGCATGAAACGCCTTCTGATCATCCGTCGCGATCCCTGCTGCGATGTTTTCGTCGGCGATCCGCAGCCGGCGCTGGTTGTCCACAGCTTCCTCGCGCAGTTGCTTTTCCTTCCAGCCGCCTTCCACAAACGGCGGCGGGCCGTGGCGCTTGACCTCTTGGTACATCTCGAAGGCCCAACCCTCGGCCATGGCGCGGAAACCAAGCCGCGAGGTCATCATGCTGCGGACAAAGGGATAGGTTTCTGGCGGCGCCGGCTCCATGACCATGGCCGTGCGCCTGATCTGCGCCTCAGTTGGCCATTCATCCCTGACCGACAGCGCGACAACATGATCGCGCAGACCGGCAAGCTGCTCATCATCCAGATAGGTCAGCCAGGACCGCAGCCGCGCCAGCATCTTGGCATGCGCCTCGGGGCTTAGCCGCTTGCCATCCCCATCCTTGCCGCGCTTCAGCCCTGCCAATGGTTCCAGCAGCAGCGTATCAACCCGCGCCTCTGCTTCCGTCTTTGTCCCCGTCATCGCCATCACCCCTTTCCCCAGCCCGCTGACTTATCCACAGGCGAGCCCTTTGCCGCCTGTAAGGGTTTCATGTCTGTGTCTTGTCGGTGTGATGTTTTGTCCTTGTCCTGTAGGGCAATTACAGTTCGGGACCTGAAATCATGCTGAAATCTGACTGTCATCAACTGTAATCATTACAGTTCGTTTCAGTTGATTTCAGCGCGATTACAGCCTTTTACATCACGGTCGCCCGACCGTCAGACACCGCCTCCGTTCATCGAAACCACCTTGGGTCCGCCCATGACCGCTTCCATCGCAACCCGGACGTTCTCGGTGGTGACGTAAAGATCGTTGTCGCGCAGCCATTGCGCGATTTGCTCGACCGCAAACTCGTTTTCCGCGATGCGCGCGTGCTTCGCCCCG